ATAATGCCAGACGGGAGAAATGAATGCCCGTTTTCGCGTTAAAAGGAGGATGCATGGCGCGTATATTGCTTGCGTGTATTGGATTTGTTGGGTTCATAGGATTGTATGCTGCGGCGAGAGAGATTAAAAAGGAAGAGAAAAGGAAAGTAGTGTGCGCTGGGTTATTAGGTGCCTTGTTTGGATTGATTGGGTGGTTGATATGGGGATGAAGAAAAGAAGATCGGTAAAAGGAAAGAACACATTGTGCTGGTCATGCGGCAGATTTAGCGGGCGTTGCAGCTGGTCCGCAAACTTTGAGCCAGTAAAAGGATGGAAAGCAAGAAAAGATATTTTAGGGAGACAATACGGCGATGAAATGGTCACATATACAGTAGACAAATGCCCGTTATATGAGAAGGATTCGGAAGATCACGGATTGACTAGGATTCAAAAAGATGTCGTTGCCGAAGCACTGTAATATAAACAGATATAAAAGGCGCTGGGAGGACTTCTATTGACAATAGAACAACTGGAAAATTGTAGATCGGCAAAGGGAGAGATACAGTCACTAAGAGAGAGAATAGAAAGGATCAAGAGCGACAGGGAGCGAATGACACAAACCATCACAGGGATGCCGAGTGGAAAAAACAACAACCAAAGCCGGATAGAGGAGCTGACAGTAAAGCTGATGGAGCTGGAAGAGCAGCTGGCGGACAAGCTGTGGCAGAGGGAAACGGAAATTAAAGAGGTAGAAGCATGGATCGAGACGTTGAAGCCATATTATAGGATTGTCATCAGAAACTTTTATATTGATGGACAACCCGTTCCAATGATTGCGCGTAAAGCAGGGTATAGTGAAAAGCATATTTATTGGATACTAAGAAAAATCACACCCAATCGTACCAAAAGATGTGAAATAATATAGACTGAGGAAAAAAGGAAAGGCCGACATGTATCGGCCTTTTTCTTTTGGGAAAACGTACACTGCGAAAAGGAAGCCAGGGGGCGGGGGCTTGGCGGTGTAAAGGGGGAAACAATGCAAACCAAGACGTTGTATCTGCGGGAGATCGTCCCGTATGAGAACAACCCAAGGAAAAATGACAGTGCAGTGGATGCGGTTGCGGAAAGCATAGGAGCGCTGTAAAAGAGGGGTGGTGTTGTGGCGCGGCATTTGACGGACAGGGAGAAAAAGAAGATTATTGCGGATTATGCAGAGCTGGGGAGCTGCAACGCCGTGGCGAAAAAGCATAAGCGGTCATGGACGACAATCAAGCAGGTGGTGGAAAGCGACCCGGATACCATGAAAAAGTGCGAACAAAAAAGGGAAGAGAACATGCGGGACGTGCTGGCGTGGATGGACGCGCGGAAGGACACGGCATGCGGCGTTCTGGATAAGCTGCTTACTGCCATGAGCAACGACGAGATCATAGGAAAATCCACCATCAGCCAGATTGCCACCGCGTTCGGGGTGGTTATTGACAAGTTTATGCTTTCTCAGGGTGACAGCGAAGCGCTGACAAAGGCAAGAGAACTGCTTGGAGGTGTGCCGAGTGTCATTGACTGAAAAACAGTCGGAATACCTCATGCGCTGCAATAGACGATGGAACTTCAAAACAGGAGCGACCGGAAGCGGGAAAAGCTATTTAGATATAGCGGTAACCATTCCAAAACGAATCTTAGCAAGCAGAGGCGAGGGCCTTTTGGTATTGTTCGGGAATACGCGCGGAACGCTGGAACGCAATATCATAGAACCCATGCGCGATTTGTGGCCGGAGCTTATAGGACAAATACGAAGCGATAACACAATTCAAATGTTTGGGAAAAAAGTATATGTGCTTGGAGCAGACAATAAAAAGCATGTGGCAAGGATACAAGGGACAAGCATTGAGTACGCTTATGGCGACGAGGTTACAACCTGGAGCGAAGATGTGTTTTCCATGCTGAAAAGCCGTTTGCGCTGCCGTCATTCCCACTTTGACGGTACTTGTAACCCGGACAATCCGAACCATTGGGTAAAAAAGTTTCTGGATAGCGACGCAGATATTTACCATCAGGATTATGTCATTGAAGATGGCGTGCTTCCTATCCATGTGATAGAAGAATTAAAAAAAGAATATGCAGGAACGGTATTTTATGACAGATTTATCCGTGGACGCTGGGTGGCGGCAGAGGGCGTTATATACAGAAATTTTGCAGATGACCCGGAACGCTATATCATAGACAATCCGCCGGAAATTAAGTTTGCAACAATAGGTGTGGACTTTGGCGGCAATGAATCCGCGACGGCGTTCAGCTGTACTGGGTATACAAACGGATTTCGAGAGGTTGTCACGCTGGAAGAATATTATCAGAAAGGCATTACAAGCCCTTCCGCACTGGAAGCGGCTTTTCTTGATTTTGTAAGGATTTGCAAAAGCAAATACAGGGTAACAACTGCCTATTGTGACAGCGCGGAACAAACCTTGATTCAGGGGCTGAAAACCGCGGCGCTGCGTGAGGGTGTGGGGATCATTGTCAAGAACGCACAAAAGGGGCCTATCAATGAACGTATCCGTGCATATTGTATTTTAATGGGATCGGACAGATACAGGATAATGCGCAAGTGCAAACATACGATAGAGGCGTTGCAAACGGCTGTGTGGGATGGGAAAAGCATGACAAAGGATATACGCTTGGATGATGGGACGTATAACATAGACAGCCTGGATGCGCTGGAATACAGCACGGAAAGGCATATGAACACAATCATTCGACTGGGGGTAAGCGATGGACGTACTAGCATGGCTTGAGAAACGCGGATACAGCACAGTGTCTGCGTTTTTTTATGAGCAGATCAGAACGTGGATGGAATGGTATAAGGGAAAGGTTGATTCTTTTCATAAATACAACATCTATAACGGGGCCTCCTTTGTAGGATGCGAGCGGTATTCCTTGGGCATGCCGAAACTCGTATGCGAGGATTGGGCCAACCTTCTTATGAATGAACGCGTTGTAATTGAAGCGGATGGGTACAACACATTGCATGATACCTTGTACCGCAATAATTTTGACGTGCGTGCAAACCAGCTTGTGGAAATTTCCTTTGCAGGAGGCACCGGCGCATTTGTGGAATACCTTGACGCAAAGGGAAGCCCCATGATTGATTATGTACGGGCAGAAATGATTTTCCCCTTGTCGTGGGATAATGGCGAGATTACAGAGTGCGCATTTGCAAGCTTGCGGAAGGTCGGGAAAACAAAAGCGTTCTATATCCAACAGCATATATTAGAAAACGGAAAGTATGTGATATACAACGATTATGTGGACATAAAAACAGGGCTTTCGCTGCCGTTGCCGGAGGGCGTAGAGACAATGGTAAAGACAGGCAGCGAAATGCCGCTTTACCAGATCATAAAGCCAAACATCGTGAACAATGTTGATTTTGACTGCCCAATGGGAATTTCCGTGTTTGCCAACGCAATAGATGCAGTCAAAGAAACAGATTTAGTCTTTGACAGCTATTGCAACGAGTTTATCCTGGGACGAAAGCGCATCATACTTCCCCTGAATATGGTGGAGGTGGAAATGGAAGGGGAAGCGGTCGGCAAGGCTATTTTTGACCCCAAAGATGTGCTTTTTTATGGGATAGACCTAGGCAGTGAAACCAAAAAGCCGGTTGAAATTGATATGAACATTCGTGCAGAAGAACACGAAAAGGGATTGCAGCGCGGCCTGGATTGCGTTTCCAGCAAGTGCGGGCTGGGTACGACGCGATACAAGTTTGAGCGTGGAACGGCAAAAACGGCAACCGAGGTAGTGAGCGAAAAGTCGGATCTATGGCAGAACCTATGCAAGCACACAACAATTCTTAAAAAGGCGCTGACAGATATGGTATGGGCGCTTGCATTTTTAGAAGGCGTCAATATTACAGAAGTCAAGGTCGATATGGACGACAGCGTGATAACGGATGAGGACAAGGAATACCAGCGGATCAAGGAAATGGCGGCTATGGGATATGCGGAAGGCTGGGAAGTACGCGCCAAAGGCTTGAAGGAAACAGAAGAAAAGGCGAGGGCCTCCGTTCCGGCCTCTGCGGCGCTGATGGAATAAGCCATGCTCAAGCCTGAATATTTGGAAGCGCTGCCGGAATCCATGATTGTATTGATGAACGATCTGGAAGAGTGGGCCATCCGTGACATCGTAAGACGGTTAAAGAAATCCGGGATTACAGAAACGGTAAAGCATCAATGGGAACAGCTTGCTGATTTTTATGATGAAACCGAACTGATTGCAAAGACAGGGGAGGTATCTGAGCGAGCGCAGGCATTGGCAGGAGAACTGTTTGACAGATCGGAAAACACCTCGTTTTCATGGCAAAAGGAAGCCTATGCCTCTGTAGGGAAAACCGCGGCCTATGATTCTGTGCGGATTCTTTTGCAAGCAAGCAGAGAACGCATTCTGGATGATGTATTGAACCTGACGGGCAGTTTAGGATTTGCCGTGCAGAAAAACGGAAAAACTGTTTTTCAGAATATTGGGCAATTCTATCTTGATACGCTGAACATGGCACAGATACAGATCATGGCAGGCGTAGCAACCCCGCAAAGTGCAATTAAACAGGCAGTGAAAGCCATGGCAAACAGCGGCCTCCGCACTGTAGAATACGCGAGCGGAACCAGCATGCGGATAGATGCAGCGGCACGCCGTGCGGTTATGACGGGCGTTAACCAAGCCACGGCGAGAATGACCGATTTTCTCATGAGGGAAATGGGGGCAGAATACGTGGAAACGACTGCGCACGCAGGTGCAAGGCCAAGCCACCAGACATGGCAGGGGAAGCAATTCAAAGCCAATGGAGAAGCACCCGGCTATCCCAATTTTGCCTTATCCACCGGGTACGGAACGGTTACAGGGCTATGCGGCGCAAACTGCCGTCATAGCTATTATCCATATTTTCCTGGACACAGCACACCGGCGTATACAAAACAACAGCTTGCAAATATAGACCCGCCGCCGTTTTGGTATGAGGGGAAGCGGTATACGGCCTATGACGCAACACAGATGCAGCGAAAGTTTGAGCGGAATATCCGGGCAAGCAGAGACCGGCTGGCAGGCTATGATGAGGGCGGGCTAACAGAGGATTTTATGCTGGAAAGCGCAAAGCTGAAAGCATTGGAACGAGGATACAAATCGTTCTCAAAACAGGCGGGGCTTCCCACGCAGAGCGACAGGCTGCAGCAGCTTGGTTTCGGGAAAAGCATAAGCTCAAAAGCGGTATGGGCCAATCTGAAATATGTTGAGAAGTACAGTGGTTACAGATATAATAAAGATGGAACCATCATAGTGACAGATGATTGGAAGAACAAAGGGCATGTTTCCATCCCGAAAAAGTATAGACCCTATGCAGTTGTGCAGACGGTGTCTGGGAAAACCGGGCAAATTGACCGTATCATATATGGGGAAGATGGAACCATGGTAAAACAAATACATGCCGGGAATCATGGGTACCCGAATAAGCACAGATATGGGAAAAACGGAGAGCATGCCCATGATTACATCTGGGAGAAAGATGGAACCCTAAAAAGGGCGAGCAGGGAACTGTCCGACACGGAGAGAAAGGAGCATAGCGATATAGTATGACGATGGAAATGTTGAAACAGGAATTGAATACGGCCGGATACGGATGGTTTCGCTATCGCGGCAAGGATTACTTTATTGATTACTTTGCTCCTAACGATATGTATATAGGCATCGGAGAAAAGACAGTTGACTTTGCCTCTATGGATGAAATGATGCAAGCGCCTGTCTTTGACGGGCGTTCCCTGGAAGAAATAGCCGAGGATTTGGAACCAATTTAACAAAGAAACCACCATAGGTCATAAAGCACCCTGCAATGGGTGCTTTTTTGATATAGATATTTCTGTCTAACCGCAGACGTAAAAGAGCGGACACACGGGATGCAACCCCGTAAAAAGCGTAGTGGAGGGAAAGAAAATGAAACGTGAATTTTTGCAGGAGCTTGGCTTAGAAAAGGAAGCCATTGACAAGATCATGGCCCAAAACGGCACGGACATCAACGAAGCCAAAAAGGGCGTGGAAGCGATGGAAAAAGAGCTTGAGACGGCAAGGGAATCTATCAAGGCATTTCAAAAAGAGACGGGAGAGAAAAGTATTGAAGAGCTGAAAAAGCAGTTAACAGAGCTGCAGGGAAAGTATGATACAGACGTACAAGCCTTGCAGAACGATTTACAGCAGACAAGGCTCAACGGTGCGCTTGAAGCGGCCATGACAAAAAGCGGAGCAAAAAACACAAAGGCGCTGCGCGGCCTGTTGGATATGGAAAAAATACAATTCCAAGACGGCGCACTGACCGGGTTCGAAGAACAGATCGAGCAGATCAAGGCAGAAAATGATTACTTGTTCAATGAACCGAAAAGCTGGGGGCAGCGGCATACCGCGACCGCACCGCAAAAGGATGGCGTAGAGGAAGCGTTTGAAGCGTTGAACCCGCATCTAAAATTTGACTAAGGAGAGAAAGAACATGGCACACACTTTACAGGATCGGTATTCAAAACTCGTGGACGCGAAGCTAAGAGCAACGCTGGTAACGAGAAACAACACGATTTTTAACACAAGGTATGAGGGGAACCCGAAGGCAGGGGCCGTGAAAATTCCGGTTAGGGATACGGAGGTTGAGGTTGAAGCCTATGACAAAGCGGCAGGCATCGACCTAAATACCGGGACGACTACCTACCTTACTTTGACCATTGACAAGGATTATGCTGTCAACGAGCTCATTGACGGATACGATGCGGCGGCTGTGCCGGACGGCATTGTAGCAGAACGGTTGGACAGCGCCGGATATTCCCTGGGCTTACAGATGGACAAAGACGCCATTTCTGCCCTGGAAACGGGCGGTACGGCTTCCGCGAATACAACGGCCTTGACAGCAGATACCGTATACGACGGCATGGTTGATTTGCGGACGGAATTGAGCAAGGCCAACGTACCACTGCAAAACAGATGGGCGATTGTATCGCCGGACGTGTTTGCGCTGGTGCTGAAATCGCCGGAATTTATCAAAGCATCCAGCCTGGGCGATGCAGTTGTACAGACCGGCGCGGTAGGCCAGATCGCGGGTTTTTTGATCTTTGAATCCAACAACCTGGGCGAAAATGTCGAGGTCATTGCAGGGCATCCTGACTGGTGCCACCGTGTAGAGGAATGGTCTGTAGCAATCCACTTGCAGGATCTGAACGGATCGGGAAAATACATCGGCGCATCGGCTGTGCAGGGCCGTAAGGTATACGCACATAAGGTATCCAAGGCCAAGGCCGTAGTCATAAAAAAAAAAGCGGGAGCCTGACAGATCAGCCCAAGACACCCGATGATATGACAGTGACACAGTTAAGAGCGTTTGCTGCTGACAACGGCATAGACGTCTCCGGCCTGACAAAAAAGGCCGACATTTTGACTGCGGTTAAGGAGGGGCTTTGATGGAGTACGCTGACTATGCCTATTACACAGACAGTTACCATGGAAGCGCGGTCGCCGAGCAAGAGTGGCCGCGCCTGTCCATCCAGGCCAGCGCCTATCTTGACATGATTACGATGGGAAGGATTCAGAGGTTGAAGGAAATCCCGGACGCGGTGAAAAATGCGGTCTGTGCTGTAGTAGAAATCAAAAAGGAGCAGCAATCGCAAGGGAATATCACAAGCGAAAAAGACGGGAATTATGCTGTCTCCTATACAACACGTTCAAAAAATGAGCAAGAAGGAGAACAGTACAATGCTGCCTATGAACACCTCGCTTGTACAGGGCTTTTGTATGCGGGAGTGAAGATGAAATGTTGAAACAGCATTGTAAGGACACGATCACTTTATACAATTACTTGGGCGAGGTAGAATATAGGGCGGCGTATACAAAGACGGTGATTCGGAACGCCTATGTAGAAGAAAACAGGGGCGTGATGATTCGCGTGACTGGCAACGACACGACGTGCAAAGCCCGCATTGCATTGTATGACGGTACGATCAAGGCAGACAAACCGTTTTTGCCGTATCATCAATGGGCCGAACTGCAAACGGAAGAAAAAACAAAGAATTGGACTTTGTTTCCGGGAGGGAAAGATCGCGTGTGTATCGGTATATGTGAAAGTGAGAAACCGCCGGAGGACAGCTATAAGATCAACGCGGCAGACAGGCGAAACCATGGACAGCGCAATCTGTGGCACTGGGAGGTGACGGGCGCATGAACTTTAGCGGGAAACTCGTGATGAACACGGAAAAAGTAACCGCGCGGTATGCGGGGAACATAGCAGCGGCCCAACGCTTTTTGGACAGCTCTGTGCTAAAGGACAGCGAACCATATGTCCCGGCGCAATCACTAAACCTAGCGCGCTCTGGACAGCGTGGGACATCGATAGGCTCTGGACAGGTACGGTATACTGCGCCGTATGCAAGAATGCAGTATTATCTGTACCCCGTTAAGAATACAAATGTTCATCCACAAGCAAGCAAACAATGGTTTGAAAAGGCTAAGGCTGTGAAAAAGTCTGACTGGATGAAGGGGGCTAAAAGAATAGGAGGACAGGGAACTTGAGCGAAATCAGCGTGACGGAAAGCCAGCAGGTAATCTCAACCCTGCTTGACTATATCAACGAGATACCGGGCTTGCCATGCAAAGCAAGGCTTGAGGAATTGCTGGCCCCGCCCAGTTTGATGTTACAACAGCTTTCTGGAACGGTAAAAAGCGAGGAGGATATATTGGGCGGGTATACGGCTCAATTCCCCTTTGCAATCTATTACAAAGTACAAGCGGAAGATACAAACGAAAGAATCCATGCAACAGGAACGCTCAACGAAATTGGGCGTTTTTTTGATGCACAAACCTTGCAAGCCCATTTCCCTGATTTAGGGGAAAACCGGGTTGTATCAAGAATCAGCATTGAATCGTTTCCGAACCTAATCGAAAGAAACGAGAACGGCGAGGAAACCTATCAAGCGATTTATCAAATGGAATATATACAGGAGGGATAAACAATGGCATATACATTGCCGGGAGCAAGAGACAGAATGATGTTCGTAGACGTATCCGCAGGATCGGGCGAAGAAAAATACGAACGTGTAGGAAAGGGCTTTGACACGGCGACGCCAAGCTCTAACACGCAAACACAGGCGATGCAGTGGATCGACGAGGCGAACCAGACAACGACCACTACATCAAAATCCATTCAAAGAGCGATCGGCGGCAAGCGTGCGGTAGGCGACCCATTCAATGATTATTTTTGCAGCATGTTTGACAAGATCGGGCCGGATGCAGAGACAACGATGGTGCTCGTCGACGCTTGGGACGAAGACGAGGAAACCGCAGGCACCTATAAGGCCAAAAAGTACAGCGTTGTCATCGACTGCACCAACGATGGCGGCGGCGCGGCCACGGACGGACTGCCCATTGAAGGGGTTATTTACATCAATGGCGATCCAACGGTTGGCAAGTTTGTGCTTGCAACGAAGACATTTACGGAAGGGGAATAAGAAATGGCGGCGTTCAAATTCCAAAACAGCATGGTATCGCTGGATATTTGCGGACACAAGTACGAGGTAGACACTACGTCTAAAGAACTGGTGGCCCATTTGCAGCAATTTGCAGGAAAGGCGTTGGAAATGTCCAAGGCCCTGCAATCTTCTGTCGATAAAAATGAAAACACAGAAGCCATGGAGGCTAGGGTGAAGGAGAGTGTCCAGTTTGTCCTGGACAGCATTGACGCGATACTAGGGCAAGACGCGGCAAAACAGATTTTTGAGGGCCGCGTTGTCACGCTGGAAGACACGTGCGACGTGATTACCTATATCATTCAAGAGATCGAAGCTGCAAGGACAAAACGCATGGAACGGTATAAACCGGGAAGAGAGCGCCGCAAGTGAACCTATTGCTGGATAGGCCGCCGACCCAAATAGAGGTTGGCGGCCTTTTCTATGAAATTGATGCAGACTTTCGGACAAGCATTGCCTTTGAGCTCTTAATGATGGACGAAGAATTTACAGAGATGGAAAAGGCGGCAAGAGCTCTTGAACTGTATTTTCCGCAGATACCAGAGGATGAAGAACAAGCAATGGAGAAAATCCTTTGGTTTTATCTATGCGGACGGAAAGATACCAAAGAGGAAGAGAACGAAGAAACGGAATCAGCGCCAAAGAACATTGTATATAGCTACGAATACGATGCGGGAAGCATCTACGCAGCGTTTTTGTCGCAATACGGGATCGACCTTGTGGAAATCCCGTTTTTGCATTGGTGGAAGTTTAAGGCGCTTTTCCACGCATTGGATGAAAACCTAGAGTTTATGAAGATCATGCGGTATCGAGCGGTGGACATTACAAAAGTGCCCAAAGAACAAAAGGACTTTTACAGGAAAATGAAGCAGCTGTATGCGCTTCCGGACAACAGAACAGAGGAAGAAAAGGAACAGGACTTTATTTCCAGTTTGTCGAAAGGACTATGAGAAACAAACAATGGGTGAAATGCCCATATTGCGGCAAAAAGCTTGCCAAAATACTGCCGGATGCTCTATGCAAAGGCGTATTCGTATGGTGTAAAAGCTGCAAGAAAGAAATCGAAATCAAGCGTCCATAGAGCCGTGAGCCAGTGACGATAAAGGGGTGTTGTGATTGGCACAGGCAGACGGCTCCATTCTTATAGATACAAAAATTGACCAATCAGGGATTACAAAAGGAATCAAGGGAATCACCACAGCGGCTGCAGCTGCGTTTGGTGCTATGTCCGGCTATGCAGTCAAAGCTGGCATGGACTTTGAAGCACAAATGTCCAAAGTAGAGGCTATTTCCGGGGCGACAGGGGACGAGATAACCGCGCTTACTGAAAAAGCAAAGCAGATGGGCATTGACACAAAATACTCTGCCACAGAATCAGCACAAGCCTTGGAATACATGGCTATGGCGGGCTGGAAAACAGAGGATATGCTAAACGGCATTGACGGCGTGATGAACCTAGCCGCGGCTTCCGGTGAAGATTTGGCGATGGTTTCGGATATTGTGACCGATTCCATGACAGCTTTCGGATTACAGGCCAAGGACGCTGCACATTTTTCGGACGTATTGGCCATGGCTTCGTCGGCTTCCAATACAGATGTTGCTATGCTGGGCGAATCCTTCAAATATGTGGCTCCTGTGGCTGGGGCGATGAAATACAGCATTGAGGACGTATCGTTGGCACTGGGCCTGATGGCAAACAGCGGTATCAAGGCAAGCCAAGCAGGTACGGCATTGCGTTCGCTGCTTTCTCGGATGGTAAAACCGACCGATGAAGTAAAAGATGCAATGAAAACACTGGGCGTATCTCTTACAGACGCGAAAGGCAACATGAAGCCGTTCAACGATGTTTTAGGAGAGCTGCGCACTGGCTTTGGCAAATTATCGGATGCACAGAAAACACAGCTTGCAGCTTCTTTGGCGGGGCAAGAGGGTATGTCTGGATTGCTTGCAATCGTAAATGCATCTGACAAGGACTTTGCTTCCCTAGCAGAGCAAATTAATAACGCAGATGGAAGCGCTAAAAAAATGGCAGAGACCATGAACGACAACCTAAAAGGGCAAATCACCCTTTTAGGGTCAAGCTTAGAGGGCCTTGGGCTTGCCATCTATGATGGGATCAATTCTCCGTTAAAAGAAGCTGCCAAGTATGCAATACAAGCAGTCAATGAGATTACTAGTTCATTTAAGAGCGGGGAATTAAAAAGTGCCCTACAAAGTGTTGGAAATCTATTTGGGAAACTTGTTGAGATTATCGTGAAGATTGCAAAAACAATCATTCCTATATTTGTAAAGGCACTTGGGTTTATAGGGGATAAAATTCATGTTATTATCCCTCTTGTTACAGGTTATATTGCGGCTGTAAAAGGCATGAACATTTTACAGAATGTTGCGAAATGGGTCATGGGCAAGGTAGCCGCTATGGCGGCGGATGCGGCAGCTACGGCGGCTAGTACAGCAGCGACAACAGCGCACGCAATTGCCCAGACGGCAGCTTCCTCTTCAACGAAGTTGTTTTCATCAGCACTTTCGTTCCTTGCATCGCCACTTGGCGCTGTCACACTTGGGATAGGAGCGTTGACAGCGGCGATTGTAGCTGTTGTGATGCACGAGGATGAAGAGACTAAAGCTCTGAATGAGACTAAAAAGGCTCTTGAGGAACAGACGGAAGCAAGACAAGAATTAAAGGAGAAACAGGAAGAAAATATAGCTTCTGGCCTTGCTGAATTGACGCATGCACAGGCGTTATATGGAGAACTTAAAAATCTAGGAGATGCGAATGGAATCATAGCGGAAAAAGATACTGCAAGAGCTAAGTTTTTATCAGAACAGCTTAATCCTATTCTCGGAGAAACAATCAAACTTAATAAGGACGGGACTGCCTCGTTACTGGATAACAGCAAAGCAATAGAGGAGAATATCCAGAAAAAGAAAGCGCAGATTGTGCTAGACGCAATGGAACCAGCGTACAAAGAGGCGGTTACGAAGTCAATTGAAAATAACAATAAAATAAGAGAATTACAGGGGCAGTATTTAGATGACCTTGCAAAGAAAAAAGAGGCAGAAATCCGTGGTGATGCGAATGCGGCAGCAGAATATACCAAAAGCGCTCAAAAGAAAATAGATGCAATCAATCGCTTAAATGATACGCAAAAAGGGTATTATGATGACATTGAGCAGTATGAATTATACGCGAAGGATATAAGTGAGGGAAATTATAACGCGGTTATCGAGGGTTATGGGAGAGTTTCGGATGCAGTGATAGAGAATAAAGATATTACCCTGGATACCTTAGCGGAAACCCTTGAGATAGAAAAAGAAAATCTTGATGAAAGACAGAGGATGTACAATGAAAACGCATCACAAATCAATACTGACTTAAGAAATGCTGCGGAAGGCTCAGTAAAAGCCGTATCCGATCAGTTTATGAATATGCTGTTTATTACAAGGGAGCAAGGAGGAGAGGTTACAGAAGAAAACATACGAGTTGCAAATGAAATTCTCGAATCCTATAAGGGGCTTCCTGAAGAACAGAGGAAAAATATGTTGTTGTCTATGGTGAACATGATAGACGGCATTACGGAAAAGCGCCCAGAGCTAGCATCAGCAGCAACTATGTCTGCCGACGAGATTGAAAAAAGTCTAAGAGAAGCACTTGAACTGGATTCAGGGGAAAGTGTACCAAAAGAAATCGGGAAAAAAACAAATGAAGAAATAGAAAAGGGCTTGGACGGAGAAGATGGCGGAGCGGTAAAAAAGGCCGAAACTATCGGAGAAAATATTGCGCTTGGATTACAGGCCGGTATTGATTCTAAAAAGGATGGAATCCTCACAGATGTAGGGAATTTTGTAAGTACTGTTTTGAAGAAAATGAGTGATGTAGCCGGAATACATTCTCCATCAAAAGAGACGGCTAGACTTGGAAAATATCTCTCACAGGGTCTTGCGGTTGGATTAGCCGGAGAGGCAGGAAGAACAATAGGTGCTATTGATTCAAATATGCGTAAGATCATGAATCGGATTCAAGCCGCCGTAACAGGGGAAACAATGCGGCTTGAAATGGGCGTTCGCGCGCGGGGAGTGCAAAATGTGTTTATTGATTCGTTGAAATTGCGAGGTGCAGACAGTGATAAAACCCTTTCGGTAACGCAGACAAACTATTTTAATCAGCCCTTAGAAAGCCCGGCAGAGGTAGCAAGGGCGCTTGAGAGGCAGTCTAAAAAGCTTGCCAAGGAGATCGATTAACATGGATGCAAGGAATGTAAGCATTGTATTTACAAGCAACGGAAAGGAAATGGTATTTGGAAAGCGCTCAGCCTATAAAATACGCAGTGTGCAGGGCCTTGAAACAAGCGATATAACACTGACCGCAACGGAAAATGCGGGAATAGATGGGGCAACGGTGACAAATCGGAGGCTGGGGCCGAGACACATAGACATTATAGGCGGGATACCTTCCGGGGATAGAGAAGCGTACAGGGAAACCCTTGTGCGCTTTTTTAATCCATCAAACGAAGGGACGGCGATCATTGAGTATTGCGGGCGGAGGAGGAAGGTAGAGTACTTGATAGAAAATGTGGATTTTGGTACGCTCGATTCTGTATACAAAATCCCGGAATTTACCGTATCGCTTTACTGTGAAAATCCCATGCTGTTGAGCACCAGCAGCTATGGGAGGAATATTGCCGCCTTTATCCCGCAATTTGCGCTGCCGTTCAAGTGTACGGTGGAAAAGAAGCAGATTATGGGTTATCAAAAAATATCGCAAAGTATTTTGATTACGAATGATGGGGACAAAGCGGTCGGCGCTGAATTTGTCATCACAGCAACAAGGGGCGATGTTAGCAACCCTACCATTCAGAATGAAACAACAGGACAATATATAAAGGTTGTTCGGACATTATCCATGGGGGACATTTTGAGGATCAGCACGATCCCCAGGCAAAAGGAAATCTTAATCAATGGAAGCAACGCCATTACGGATATGGATAGAATGTCCGATTTATCATTGTCAATTATGCCGGGAGATAATGTTTTGGAATATGACGCTGAAAATGGAATGACAAACATGGATGTTCGATTGTATTACACGCCGGAATACTTGGGGGTATGAAATGGATTTGTTGGTGCTTGATAAGGACTTTCATCCGATAGGGGTTGTGGATACCTTCGAATCGCTCACCTGGGATAGAAGCTACTATGACGTAGGGTCATTTTCCATCGCGACAGATATGAAATATTATGCTTTGTTGAGAGATGGACGGTATATTTTCAGGAATGATGCGGATGAACTTGGTATTTTACAGGGGCTTTCATATAAACAGGATGCGAAATCAGAAACCGTTGAAGCAGAGGGAAAGTTCCTTGAGGTGATACTCGACGGGCGTGTAATCGAGAAAACAAAAGACCTAAAAGGAACGCCGGAAGAGATAAGCCGACAGCTCGTGACAGAGTATTGCATTACACCATCGGACAGTGGGCGCAAAATCCCAAAGCTGCGGTTAGGCACAGCGCATGGATTGGGAACGGAGATTGCTTTTCAGTCCACAGGCGATACGGTTTTAGAAAAAATTCAAGAAATATGTCAATCACAAGAGCTTTCTTTTTCTATGATCTATAACTTTTTGGCAGATGAAATCGTATTTGATGTATGGAAAGGGAAGGACAGGACACAGGGACAGAAAGAGAATACATGGGCTACCTTTTCAAGAGGAATGGAAAACCTTATCACTGCTGAGTATGACAGGGATAGAAGCAAATATAAAAACTTTGCCTATGTAGCGGGAGAGGGAGAGGACACAGAAAGGACGGTTGTTACAGTTGACTTAACAAAAGGAGAAGAAAGAAATGAGTTATATGTTGACGCTAGGGACCTTAAAAGGACAGTAGAGGATATAACGATGAGCGAAAGCGACTATAAAGCAGTGCTTATGCAAAGGGGAATTGAAAAACTCGATGCATATAACCTGGTCGAATCGTACAATGCAAAAATCGATCCAAACAGCGCTTTGAAATATAAAAGCGATTACGACTTGGGAGATATATGCACAGTGATCTATGATTCTCTCGGAGTTATGGTGGAAAAGCGGATTGAAACGATAAAAGAAACGCATACAGCAAAGGGGCTATCCCTGACCGTGACATTCGGGAAAGATTATTTAAGCCTAGGACAGGCTATAAGACGAGAGGTGAAACAGTGAGAAGCGGTTTTTTTAATTCAACCATTACCGGGTATGACGAAGAGGGAATGCCGATTTTTGACAGGGCGGAAGATGCAACTTTTTTTGCTAAATATTTTAGCAGAATTGTTGGAAACGGCATTTTTGCAGACCCAGGCGACGGCATGATGGTACAGGCAAGCAATGGCATGAACCTAACGGTAAAGTCCGGGGTTTGCTTCATCAACGGATATATGGGATGGCTTGAAAGTGATGAAATGATCACGGTGGACGCCGCTCATGCGAGCCTTGATAGGATTGATATGATCGTGGCCAGATACGATGGGATCAACAGAGAAATCAATATTCACTATATCAAAGGAACGGAATCAAGCGCGCCGGTGCCGCCTGAGATTGAAAGAACAGAAACAGGTGGAAGCGATATTTATGATTTGGCGCTGGCGCAGGTTTATGTTTCAAAAAGGACAACGACAATCACGCAGGCCAGCATTACAGATTTGCGGTTAAACGATGATGTTTGTGGCATTGTGACAAGCCCTATCGAGCATCTTGATACAAGCGAGGTCAATGCACAGCTAACCGCGGCTTTTAATGAATGGTTTGAAGAGATCAAGGGACAGCTTTCGGAAGATGCAGCGGGGAACCTGCAACTGCAAATTGATTCCCAAGAACAAGTTCTAAATTCACATACATCTAATGCAACCATTCATATTACATCAGAAGAACGGGAAAAGTGGAACAGAGGGGTGCAAGAGGATTACATAGTCGAGGAAGGAATAAGCGGAATCTGGCAGTATCGGAAATGGGAAAGCGGCCTTGCGGAATGCTGGGGAAATTCATCGCAGACAATAGACATAGATAACATATGGGACGCTGCCGGGAATTTGGTTTTCGGAACAGGGCAGCCGGTTCTGTATCCATTCACATTTACGGAAATGCCTTCCTGCATGATTACGCAGCAAAACTATGACGGCCTTACGATCCAGGTGATACGGGCTAGCGGGACAACAACGCAAACACCAACACCGGGCCTGGTAAAAACGGCGCCAATCAAGGGTGGATATGAGATGATATTTGCATTTGAAGCAAAAGGGAAATACAGGTAAGGAGGGCGCAGCATGAAAATATATGCGCGAACGGATGAAAACGGGATCGTGATCAAGATTTTTTCGGACGCGGCGGAGGCACCTGCAGAAACGGATGTGGCGGTAGAGGAAGGGACGGAGGAGCATCATAGGTATCCCTATGAAAAGTACGCTGTGCATACGGACCAAGGGCCATACAAATACAAAATCGTACAAGAAACGATGGTGGAACGAAGCGGGGAAGAGCTGCAAAGGGAACTGGAAGAAACAATGGGGCAAAGCCTTGAAGGACGGGTATCGGATATGGAGGAAGCCGTAGCCTTGATGATATACGGAGGGTAAAGGATGAAGATAGCAGAACTGGAAAACGTATTCCTGCGCATCACAGCAAGAGCGGTACTGACAAGGATGGAGACGGAGGGGATAGGATTTACAAAGGCGGTAGAGCCGTATACAAAGCTGACGAAAGAACAAAAGCAAACGCTGGGGAGTTTGGAAGAATTTCAAGGGAGATGAGGAGGGAAACCATGCAGCAAATCAAAAGCGGAAGCAAGGGCGAGGTTGTAGAGCTGGTGCAGCGGATGCTGAATGAGAAAGGGTATGCATGCGGCAGTGCAGACGGGATCTTTGGGACGAAAACAAAAAATGCCGTAGAGAAGTACCAAAAGGCCAAAGGATTATCGGTAGACGGGATCGTGGGGGACAACACGTATGCCAAGCTGTTTGCGGACTGCTTATTGAAAAACGGGAGCCGGGGAGAGCTGGTAAAAGCGCTGCAAACAAGGCTGAATGAACAGGGATACAAGGCAGGCGCGGCAGATAGTATCTTTGGGAGCAATACCGAAAAAGCAGTCAAAGCATTGCAGAGCGCGGCCGGGATCACAGTAGACGGCAAGGTGGGACAGAATACCTGGACGGCGCTGTTGGAAGGAAAGGGAGCGGGCGTACCGGCAAGCGCGCATTTCAAGCTGAGCGAGTTCAAGTGCAAGGACGGAACGGCAGTGCCTGAAAAGTATTACGGAAACTGCCAAAGGCTGATGAACCTGTTGGAGGAGATCAGAACCGCGTGCGGGAACCGGGCTGTCACGGTGAACAGCGGGTACCGAACAGAGAGCTACAACAAGAAGGTGGACGGGGCCAAGCAGAGCCAGCACCTGTACGCGGCGGCAGCGGACATCAAGGTAAGCGGGAAGAGCGCATCCGAGGTATACAAGCTGTGCGACAGGCTGGTAGGAAATCGGGGCGGCGTAGGGAAATACAGCGCCTTTACGCATGTGGATGTGCGCGGTCATAAGGCGCGCTGGTGAACGGCATGGAATATGTAACCAAAGAGTTTTGCAACGAGCGGCACGGGAACACCAAGGATGAGAGGGCCACGCTAAAGGGCCGGGTAACAGAGCACGGGAAGGAGATCGAGGCCCTGCAAAAGGTAGCGGATCACCAAACAAGCTCGATAGAGAGCATCACGGTACGGCTGGAAAACATAGACGCAAGGCTGAGCAAGATCGAGGACAAGCCGCGCAAGCGCTGGGAACAGGTGGTCAGCAAGCTGGTGGATTGGGCGACGCTGTTGGTACTGGGCCTGATTGCCGCAAAGATAGGACTGTAACGCCAAGAGGGCGTTCTTTTTTTACAAATAAATCAAGAGGAGAGAATGAATTTATGCTGGTAGAAGTGAGACAGTGGAACAAGCAGGACGTATTGACGGTGAGCAGCCGGGAAGTGGCACAGGACTTTGAAAAGGAACACAAGAATATCTTGCAGAACATTGAGCATTTGCGCGGACAGATGGAACCAGCTGAAAATTCAGCTGGTTACTTTATCCCTGCGATGTATAGGGATGCAAAAGGAGAGATGCGCAAAGAGTACCTGCTGACACGGGACGGATTTTCTCTGCTGGTGATGGGATTTACCGGGGAAAAAGCGCTGGCCTGGAAACTGAAATATATCCGCGCATTCAACGCGATGGAAATGATGCTGAAACGCATTTATGAGGAAAAAAAGCAATGGGAAATCGAACGGGCCAAGGGCGTTGTGATCCGGCATATGCTGACGGACACCATCAAAATGCGGATGGCAGAAAGCGCGCATAAACGGTTCGCGTATCCGAACTACACCAAGCTGATCTACAAAACGCTGTTCGGACAGTCGTTTGCGGAGCTGAAACAGAGCTACGGGATCAAGGAAAGAGAATCGCTGCGAGACCATTTAACGGTAGAGCAGCTAAGGGAAGTAGAGCACCTGGAAACGCTGGTCAGTGGGCTGATCGGCGTAGGGATGAGTTATGAACAGATCAAGGCATTTTTAGCACAGTGGTACGATCCTCAAAAAAGGATCGCATAAAGAAGGGAGAAAACAAATGAAACAATGGATCAAAGCAGCGGGCATCCGCGCGATTAAGACGGTGGCCCAAACAGCAGTGGCGATGATCGGCACGAGCGTGGTCATCTCCGAGGTAGACTGGGTGATGGTGGTAAGCGCATCCGTGCTGTCCGGGGTATTGAGCCTGCTGACAAGCGTTGCGGGTCTGCCGGAGCTGAAAACAGAATAAAGGAAAAACACCGCGGGGACCCGCGCTCTCTTTTTTTTTTTTATTTTTCGTCAC